AAATCTTCGGTCTGGATCATCAACATCGATATGTCCAGCAAGAAAAGTTGGGAGCGATTCCTCTTCAATCTGTTTTAATTGTTCTTCGTGTAGTTTTTGTTTAATGTTTGTGTTCGTCATATCAGCAAAGAACTGCTGATTCGTCATCCAAGAGAACAGGACGAGACACATAACAAGGTCATCATGACTCCCTTCCTCTGCTTCAAAACTTCCACCCTTTGCAATAAAGGTCGAAAGTTCGGCGATCATATCAAAATCTTGAATAAGAATTTTTTGTCCTTCGATTAAATTCTTAAGAATAGAGCAGCCGAGCCTCTTAACAGACTTCGTGGTTCGAATTCCTCGCTGAGATTTATTACCGTATCCCCAAGTAAGAGCAATCTTTCCTTTTAGATCTACTGTAGAAAGAATATTTTCGTATTCATAATCTTCAAATAGAGAATCAGTAATTTGTTGTCCATTGTCGTTTATCTCAACAAGAACCTGTGCTTGATTGTAGTAGTCTGCAATCTGTTTAATGACCGAAGGATACACTAATGGACTGATATTATTATCTTTATATGTCGCGACGAGTCTATATGGAATCTGAGTAATATCAATCGCAATACATGCAGAATAATCTAATCCTCGCCCTCGAGAAGTGTCGACAATTACGGTATAAGAATGCCCTACAATCGGTGCTTCATATAATTTAATTCCTGTTTCTGATACATGCTGCGGTTTAACAAATGCAAGAGATTTAAGAGCAGCTGCTGATAATAAAGTTCCCGCCGAGCCCATGAACTCGCATTCCATTTCTTGAAGAAATTTTTCTTCTCCGAGAATTTTTCTTTGATCATCAGCCCACGCTTGATCACGACCTGGAACTTGACGCCAATTGGCTTCAATATGTTTAAAGCCATTCTGACCTTCGACTGCCTCTGTCCACATACGATAATAGTGATTCATACCACATGGTGTAGAAGAAATTAAAATCTTAGACTGTGTACCAGAAGAGATCGTAGGATAAACAGAGGTGAAGAATTCTTCTGCAATGTTGCTTGGAACGAAAGCAAACTCATCCAAATATAGTAGCGAAATAGAATAACCACGAATTGCAGAAGATGCAGTAGAGGTTGCCATCACACGGCAGTTATTTTCTAATTCAATATCGCCTTTGTTCCAAACCTTCACACCCTGCTGAAGCCATAATGGCAAAGATTCATATGCAATTTTAATGCGATTGAGAATTTCACGAGCCGTTGGTGCTTTGTTTGCAAGAATCGCGACAAACTTATCTTCGTTGAATAGAATATACCAGAGGATATATCCAACGACCATCGTGGTCTTACCCACCTGACGACCAGCCTTTACAATCACACGACGATTGTCATTGATATCTGTAACTGCTTGCCGCTGAAATGGATAGAGTTTAATTTGCACAAAACCTTTGTCAAGAGTAATAATCTTAACATAGTTTTCAATAAAATACAATGGATCTTGAGAACACTTGATAAACTCACGGACTTGATCTTCCGTAAGTTGCAATTGTGTGTTGATCCGCTTCAGGCGTGGATTAGCCAAATAATGTTTGATTCTAGTCGACAGATTCATTTTTGAGTTTCTTCAACAGCTCTGCAGTCGAACCAACGAATACAGCCTTGTCAATCGCAATATTAGTAGGTGCTGTTTCTTTCGGTTTTAAATCTTGCTGTTGTTTTTGCAAGATCATAAGTTTCTCTGTCACATCAGAGAGATTCTTAATCATGTTTGCGGCAACTTCGTACGCTCTTGGATGCTGCGATTCTTTCGCAACTTCGAGAATACCATCGAGTGCTTCGTTACCCTTTTCAATTAGATTGTAATAGTTTGAACGAGAATAATCTGCGTCTGGATTATCCTCATTAGATTGATGTATTGTAATTGGCTTCTCCTCTTGAACTACAGGAATATAATCTGTGTTCAGTATCTCAGCCAAATTTTTATCAGTATCACTCATGTTATATCAGGGAAATCCTGTATGACCTCATCAAACCCAAATGCAGTATTTGAATTTGCTGTATTTGGAGTTGGCTGAATAACCAACTTCGATAATTGCAACTCGTTTATTGCAAAGGTTGCAACATTGTAAGAAGCATTTGAAACTGCACCAGTCATATACTTGCCTGGTTTGAGAACACCGCTCACATCATAAACCACAAGAGAATTTGCAGTTGGATTCCATGAACTTACAAAGGCAGTTGTATTAGCAGAACTTAATTCGCGACCCTCATATACGAGCTCGCCAGTCTGGAATGTCCCCAATCCACCAGTATTGGCAAAGTAAATTACTCTTTCGTTTCCAGTAGTTAGTGCATTATTAAATGTATTTGCAGTAACCTTGCGAATAATTTCGCGAGATACGATTGGTCCATACATATAACCCTTTGCAACAAAAACCAGCGACCAAGTTATGAGGCGAGTTGGATCTGCCCCAGTGCCTTCATCCTGTACAGTTTGATTGACGCTCTGTAGAATAAATGGAATATCTGTTCTTTGATCTGCTAATCCGATAAAATCAATCGTCATCGTATAGTCTGGATTAAAGTATGGCAAAATTTGTTCTACAATTTGAGTGCCGTCTTCAACATTTCTCACATATATGTCCAAAGTAAATTCAAAATCATATGGAGTTGTTCTCAATGCCTTTACAGTTGTTGATGATTCAGCTGAGTAACTCTCTGAGAATAGGTTTCTTTTTCTGAGTGGATCATATGTAACATTAGTTAATTCAAAACTCATTCTTGGAAGAGTCAATTGAACTTGTTTTGCGAGGTTTGGATCTTGCGTAATACGCTGATAGAATTTTTCTTTTTGCGAATACTGTAGTGGAACAATAATTCGTTCAATCTCAATCGTTCCTGCTTTATTATATCGAACAAGACGGATATCGTTGAACAGTGTGCCAAAAGCCACAACCATCTTACGAATAATTCTATGGTAAAAATGCGAACTAGAAAACATTATGGCTCACCGAATGGATTGGCTTCACTGAAATCAAGAATATTGTCAGCCTCAGTTTCAATACGGAAATTATCTTGCATACTTTCTTCGTTTGCATCTTTTATCATATCTGGCGCAGTTGCGAGAGTATACTGCGTATTGCTTGAGTTTCCTTTAATTAAAGTGTTTGCTGCAAATGCACCGCGAATATTTCTCAATTCAAGAGTTAGAGTTGGCTTATCCCATTTTGCTACAACGCCGCGAGCAGTTGATGCTGCAAGAGATGCGCCTTGATATACCCACTCAAGAGAAGTATATGCACCTGATCCACCTGATGACATTACATAACTTGTTGTGATGGCTTGCGTATCAGCAATGGTATCAATTTCACTCATTCCAGTATTCAGATATTCGCCATTATACTTGAATGTCTCGAGCGATAGTCCATACATATATGGCAAGAGTTTACCTGCTTGGAAAAAGTTTTTTTCTTCTTCAACAAAACGAATTTCCATTAATTTTTGTTGCACAGTGAGAAAAATTAAATCACCTTCTTTTGGAACATTTCTTTCAAATTTAACATATCGATCAAATGTTCTGCGCGCAACAGCAACCTTTGCGTCTTTCTGTATCTGTAAACCAAACTTAGAAAAGAATTCTTGATTTCCTTCAAAGTCATTAAAGGTTTCAAGATACATCTCAATTTTAAATGCTCGAGTAAATGATTTGACTGGGTCATCGCCGAAGAGTTCATCAATTGATGACTGCGAATCTCGAGGAATATAATAGACATCTATTCCATGATTTTTGATTGATTCAATGATCAAATCTTCCAAAAGGTGCTGTTCAGTAGTCGCCTTTTGATTATTAAAATATACGCTAGTTGCCATTTTATCCCACTAACATTTGAGGTGGTTCTTCGTATACATCTCTTAAATCGATTTCTAATTTTTCGATCGCGACTGATGCCTCGTCGTAGATCGTTTGACCGTTAATTACTAAACCGCCAGGAAGAGTGTAGTTTCCATATTTCTTTAAGTTTGTACCCCACTGTTGTTTAAACAACTCGGTGGTGTATTTCTTTAGCCAAAAGTCATCAAAGGCTTTACTGTAAGTTTCTGGATCGACAATACGATTTGCTTCGAAGCACATATAGTTCCCAGCAATAAACTTACCACCCCAGTCTGTTTGCACATGGACTCGATTGGTTTTTTTATTATAGTTGTATGGATTTTCACCAGTAATAATCATATCCAGCATCGATAAATGCTCGCGCGCAATCACATAATAGGTATATGAAGACGCTGTGAGATTATAAAAATCGTTCAATCTCAACTGATAGTTGATATCGAACATATTAAACCCAGCAGAGGAGGTCGAAGACTGCGAGGCACCTGTGTATGGGAAAACTCTTGACACACCGATAATTGAATCAGAGAGTTGAACGTATCTATTCAGAATATCTGCACTCGTGAGTTTATGCGCAAGATAAGTTCGTTCGGTACCATCGAAATGAAACTCTCTAAATTTTTGTAATGCTTCATCGACACGATCGTCGAGCTGTTCGTCGTCGACATTGATATCAATTACTGGAAACCCAAGTTTGCGGAGGCAGTAATCCTTGAGTTCTTGACGAGTGCTTGGTTTTGCCATTGAGATAGAACCTCTCTAATTATTGTATATTTAGTTCTCTATTAACTTGCCATCTCGAGAAGAATAGACCAAGTTGGGGTCCATATGAGCAAACTGTTCCCAGTTCGGCTCACCTTCAAGTATTCGTTTTCCTGTCGACTCTTCGCCGATGTGTTCTATTAGATTTTCACCATTACGACCTTTTAATTGCGCTGAGAACATCTGATGAAAGAAATCTAAGAAAACCATAATCATTCCTTCGTTAATATTGAATCCCCAATACTCTCGGAAAGGATAATCTACGATCGATTTTTTATACAAACTAAAGATAATCGGAAATGTTTTTGTATTTTTACTATAATAAAAGTCGCCGAATGGAATATCACCCTCTTCAATTTTACATGGCTCTTCGTGGAAGTACCATGGTTGGCGTTGAAGAACCACAGACGCCATCTTCTGATTAGATTCTAGAACTGCAATCATGTCATCAATATGAATCGATCGTGTTAAAACAACATCATCTTCTTGATGCAAGACATAATCATAATCTTGTGTCTTTAGCCATTCAAAGAAGCCAGACCATGTAACCGACAACCCTTTGTTTATCGTATTCAGCCACAATAAGGTTTTGTGTGTTTTTGCGAACAACTGAAAGATAGAATCGTTTCTTGTTCTAGGATAATCGTCGACGATTAATCTAGTGACATCATGATCCCCATAGTTGATTTTCTCGAGAGAGTCGAGTGTTTTCGTCAGATATTGCAGACGATTACATGAGAAAATTACATGAAGAATCTTCATTTAGTATTCTGTATTAAAAAAGAAGGTTTGAAATAATCTTCCGTTTTCGAGATTGTTTCCGAAATAATCCACTGAGGCGTGATAAAGATTCCCTCGATACAATACGATACGATTATATTTGTTCGCAACGTAATCTACCATTTCCCATTTTGTATAATCATATCCATCTAGATGCGGTTGGCTGTTATCTTTTCTTTCGTACTCTTGATTTTCTTTCCATCGATATAACGCTGTCCCCGCAGATAGCGGAGCGCCAGGAGTTAGATAACACACAGCAGCCCATGTATTGTGACTGTCGGCATGAATCCATGTGCGATCTTGCGCAGTGCAGATTTGAAACGCCCCAGTATATCCAGACTCTTCAAACCAATGTGTAATCTTACCACCCGCATTTTGCACGATATATTGAATCGATGATTTAAGGTCATCAGGAAGATATGGCTTTGTACGAAGTCCAGGATAATTACCCGAAACCTCAAATTTAAGAGAAAGAGCAAATGCTCGTAATTGATCTGGATTACTATAAAAATCATCAACAACAATAAGTTTAGTTTTCATAAGATCACCTAGTAATACATAAATCTTGCTGACGTTCCATCCCAACCACAAACTCTCCAATCTGTTTCAATAACATCTTTTTCAAATGGGCGAGTGAGATAGTAGGAGAGAGTTTCAATATCATAATGCGACATCGGCTTTTTATTTAGAAGGTGTATCGCTGCCTCATTTATATCAATCATTCGTTCTAATTGCGAAGAACCAAATGCATACAAAACAGTGCAGTATTGATGGATTCGATTATTCTTTTGTTCTGCTCGCCTGTCAATGAATGAATAATTCCAAGAGTCATTCCATTCAAAGTTTAGCGGTCGTTTAAAAAAAATCTTGTGCAAATTTTGCACATTAAAAAGAGAATCATCCATCTCAAAATAGAAATATCGACCGCATGTTTTGATAACATAATCGTATTCTTTAATTTCTTTTTTAAACTTCTTATAAAACGTATTCAATAAAAAAGATTCACACAAACTTTTATTTGGATGCGTGTTTACAATTTCAAACGCTGACGCATCGAGTTCTTTAAGTGGAATAAATTCTGTATCTCTGAAAAATCTAAATGTATCTTGGTACTCTGCATAATCTTCTGAAGAATCGACAACAACAATCTTGGCTCTAGGAAATGCTGCTCTGATTGAGTTAACAGTAAAAATTGTCTGACGAAATCTTTCTTCATTTGAGAAAACAGTACGCACTTTACTGTATGTCAGTGGTGCGTTTCTTGTTTGTATTGATGATCCAACAATAAAAAGTTTATTCATAAAAACTATTCTTTATGATCTTATCAAGATAAACTTTATGTTTGTGATGTATTTCCTCATCAGAGAAATTTAATCCCCATTCTCTACAATCAAAAGGTGAAATTTTATCAATTGATTCTATGGCGTTTAATAGAGATTTAAAATCTCGTACACGATATCCTGTCTCACCTTCTAATACAATCTCAGGAAATGCACCCCAGTCTGTTGTAATGACTGGAGTGCCAGAAAGATTTGCTTCAATAATCATATTGCCAAATGGCTCAACGTAATACGTTAATCCAAGCAATCCTTTGGCATTTTTCATCAACTGTTTTCGTTGTTCAGCATTTGCAACACCAAACATCTCAACATGATCTGGAACTTTTTTATATCCTAATGGCTGTAACGATCCAGGTCCAGCAATAATAAGTTTCTTTCGCGTTTTTTCTGTGGCTTGAATGGCTAGATGCACACCCTTTTCTTCACACACTCTCCCAAAATATAAGAAATAATCTTCTTTCTTTTCGTTATATTCAAACTCACCAATCGTAAATGGATTCCCGATTACTTCGTCATACCAAGAAGGATTCATAAGCATTCCGCGCTCACCGTAGAACATATGCATATTTGCATACGAAGTAAACACGCGATATGGAGCAAAAATGCCATTTGCGCGATAACCAATTGAAGGCTCAACAGGTTTGCAGGTTGGATTCATTTCGCAAGCCAATTGATTATCTACACCAAAAAAACAGACAATCAAATCGCCATCACTTGCGCGTTTGCGAATTTCTGCGCCAGCAATTTCATTAAATCGGTTGATTTCTTTTGGTGCGGTGTGAATGTCAATATGCTCGCAATCGACCTGTGCGCCTGGAATTCCATAATGAATCATATGGAAGTGTGGCGATAAATGTTTGATGTATTTGTATGCATGAACCGCAAATGGGTCCACACGATTCATCAATCCTGTTGGATTGCGAGGATTTACCAAAACATGGATCTTCATAACAAACTCATCAAAAATAATTTAAATTACTTGGCATCCTTCATTGTCAAGGTGCCCCAATATGTTGTACCACCATCATAAGTGATAAAAGTCCACAAGTCACGAGCATTTGCTGCTGTTGTTGCAGGAGGCGCAGAACCACCAGCCCAATATACTGTATTCGCAAATGTTGGTGATCTTCCACCAGTACCATCTTGCATAATCAATAATGAGAATTGCTGAGCAGTTCCAGAAGATGGAGCATTAATAAAAGTAAATTGTGCGCTTGCAGTCATTACGCGACGGAAATAATTTGAGATTGACAAATCGCAAGTATTAGCACCATTTACATTCGTATTTGCTTCAAGGAAATCTTTATATGCTTTTAACGTTATTGACGTTGTGCCAGTACTAATATTATTTGCAGCAGCGTAAGCATTATTGGCTTGTCCATAAGCAGTATTCGCTTGATCACGAGCACTGTTGGCTTGAGCATAGGCATTAACAGCATTCGAGTTTGTATTAGTGATATTAGTATTAACTGTACCGAATGTCGTATTAACAGTACCAAAGGTTGCGTTAATTGTACCGAGATGGGCATTAATAGTTGGAATACCAAGTGCAGTACTGTTAGCAGTAAAGTCAACATTGGCTCTGCCAGTTGTTGAGTTAGCAGTTACAGAAACATTAACAGTTGCAGAATTATTAAAGTTTACATTTGCCTTTGTAATAACAACTGCGTCATTTGCATACACAGCAACTGTATTCGCTGCAGCATTAGCCAAACCAGAGGCATAGGTATTTGCGCCAGAAATGTTTGTATTCAGAGTTCCAAATGTAGTATTTGTTGTTCCGAATGTGGTATTAATCGTTGCGAAGGTTGTATTCGCATCAGAGCGTGCATTATTTGCTTGAGCATATGCTAGATTTGCCTGACCATATGCTGAGTTCGCTTGAGCGTAACCAGCATTGGCTTGCGTATAAGCATCATTAGCAGTGTTGCGAGCGGTATTTGCTTGAGCATATGCTAAATTTGCCTGACCATATGCTGAGTTCGCTTGAGCATATGCATCTTTTGCTACGACATTTGCTTGATTTGCATTGATCAGAGCAATATTTGCCTGACCATATGCTGAGTTCGCTTGAGCATATCCTAGATTTGCAGAAGCATATGCATCAAGAGCAGTATCGAAGGCATAGAAAGTTCCTTCGCCATCTGCCCATTTCCATTGATCAGCTGCTTCGTCCCACTTCAGAACAGCATTAGTAGATGATCCACGATTGATAGTAATAAATGCATCAAGTGCAGGAGCACCAGCCACATTTGAATTAAGGATAATCTCATTATCTTCAACGGAAAGAGTGTCAACATTTAGAGTAGTATAACTACCAAGGACTTCAAGATTACCTTGAACAACAAGGCTACCAGTAATCGTGCCGCCAGAAACACTAAGTTTTAGATTTGCTTCACCATATGCACTATTAGCAGTATTGCGAGCAGTATTGGCTTGTCCATATGCGCCATTTGCCTGAGCATATGCACCGTTGGCTTGACCATACGCACCATTGGCAGTATCGCGAGCAGTATTGGCTTGATCCCGAGCTGCATTGGCTTGATTATATGATGCCACAACAACTTCGTTTGAGCCTGCATTATTTGCTGCACTATATGCACTCTTAGCAATTGAGTCTGCAGTATTTGCAGCACCGTATGCATTTTGCGCTGTTGTTTGAGCAGTATTTGCGGCTGCATAAGCATCATTGGCAGTAGTGCGTGCTGTGTTTGCTTGACCTCGAGCAGAATTGGCTTGATCAGTAACATTCAATCCAGCAGTTGTAATAAATGTCATAGAATTTAAAGTGTTCGCGTTCAACGTCGTGACAGTCGCACCAACGTCGATTATCACGTTACCGTAAATTCTAGAACCGTCTTTTAATTTTGCCATTTTTCGTTCTCGAGAAATCTTTTATATTTATTAGACTCTGAAGTATCCTCTAGTGCCATTTAAGTAGAGTTCAAAGTATAATCGTCAAAATAATTTGCGACTTGCATTAATCCATTTGCATGAATTCTGCGCGCAAGACCATCAGCGATTGGACTAATTGTCACCTCATCAAATTCTGCAGCAAAGAATGCTGTATCATTTGCTGACACAGCAGAACCAGTCACCTCATCCAGTTCACCCTTTATAAGAAGAATGCCTGTGTTATCAAGTCTTTCTGTAATTGCCATATTATAAGAACACTGTATCTAATGTTGCAGTTGATGTGTTGTAGTAAACAATTACCTTCACAGC